AACTCGTCTTAGATTTGCCTGAGAGCATATGCAACGATCTTGATTGGTATGAGGGTAGTACTATAACTATGTCCGTAGAGAGTGATGGGGTATTCCTCGAAGAAAAAGATGAGGATTGACTATCATACATAATACTGTTATAATAACTGAAGTACATTAATCATTATGGCTAAAGGATTTACTGTAAAGGCGAAAACGCCGAAAAAGTCTGCTGAACCCGAATGGGACTATGACGCAGCATGGGAGATGTTAAAAGGAAAGGCAATTGTATTCTGTATGCCTGGTCGTGGATGTTCCTTTCAGTTTTTAAAGAGTTTCGTACAACTCTGTTTTGATTTGGTACAACATGGTGCGAGTATTCAGATCTCGCAAGACTATTCTAGTATGGTTAACTTCGCTAGATGTAAGTGTCTTGGAGCAAATGTATTAAGGGGACCAGAGCAAGTACCCTGGGACGGTAAGTTAAACTACGACTACCAACTATGGATTGATAGTGATATCGTCTATGGAACAGAGAAGTTCTTACAACTTGTTCTTATGGATAAGGATATTGCTGCTGGTTGGTACATGACAGAAGATGGTCGTACTACTAGTGTTGCTCATTGGTTAGATGAAGGCGACTTCCGTAATAATGGTGGAGTCATGAATCACGAAACAGGTGAGACAATGACTAAGCGTAAGAAGCCATTTACTGTAGACTACACAGGTTTCGGATGGACATTAATTAAGAAGGGTGTATTTGAACATCCAGAGATGAAGTATCCTTGGTTCGCTCCTAAGATGCAAGTCTTTGAATCAGGTGATGTTCAGGATATGTGTGGAGAAGATGTGAGTTTCTGTCTCGATGCTATAGAAGCAGGATTCGAGATATGGTGCGATCCTCGTGTCAGGGTTGGTCACGAGAAGATGAGAGTCATCTAAATGTCAAAGACAGTTTACACAATCTATATCAAGGGCGTTGAGAAACACTCCGATATAAGTGAAACTGATTTTTTGGATCTAATGGGGGATTATGCTCAGGAATTCTATGAGTGTGGTTCCCCAGATCCGTCTACAATATCACATACTATGAAGGAGATTAATGGCTAAAGTATACACATCATTGTCTGGTAGTTTTATTGAATCTAAACCCAAGAAGACTCGACAAGGACAAGGAAAGAACTCAAAATTTTCTAGCACCGCCCGAAACGCTGCTCGGAAACAGTATAAGGGGCAGGGCAAATGAGTCGTAAATTAGAGTTAATTAGTGATAACACTAAATGGGAAGACTATGCTCTCTCTGCATTAGACGATGCTATCTTTGATGTGATCAATTCGGAAGCATCTGAATACGACATATACAATACTATAATGAATAGTATTAGAGATAGGGGTAGGTATCATGAAGGTGCTTCTAGTAGATGCCAAAAGGTACTCAATATGCTAGAAGGAGAGCCTTTTAAAAACGATCCAATAGCGGGAAAAGTGGATATGGGTGGACCTTATAATGACGAGTCTGCTTAATCGGGTATAAATAATCTCGATACCTAGAGCCAATGTATGGCTGAGTCGAATTCCAAAGCATTTAAAGACATAGATCTTTCTTTCTTGCCACACCCTGTTTCTGGAGATGTGAGAGTCCTTAAGAATGAGGATGCGATAAAGAGAGCTGTAAGGAATTTGATTCAGACCATAGGTGGCGAAAGACCATTCTCGTCTAATCTTGGTACAGATGTGACTAGATCACTATTTGATTTTGTTGATTATGGTACTGCAAGTGTCATAACTCAGCAAATTTTTGATGTTTTAAAGGGGTTTGAAGGTCGGATTGATAATACTGCAGTGAAGGTTGAACCTAGACCCAACGAAAACACATTTGAAGTGTTTATTACATACGATATTATAGGTCAAGACTTCCCAAGTCAAGAATTTGACTTTATGTTGGAATCATCTAGGTAATAAGAATGCCATTCACCAAATTTACTAATTTAAATTTTAATGAAATCAAGGAATCTGTTAAAGATTACCTAAGAGCTAACTCTGATTTCAAAGATTATGACTTTGAAGGGTCGAATATGTCGATTATTGTCGATATATTAGCGTATAATTCGTATATAACGGCGTTTAATACCAATATGGTTGCTAATGAGTCCTTTCTGGATTCAGCGACACTCCGAGAGAATGTAGTTTCCTTAGCAAGGAATATAGGATATGTACCCAGATCACGAAAATGTGCTCAAGCAGTAGTTAATTTTGATTATAAATTCACTGGAAATAGTAATACGGTCACTTTAAAGCAAGGTTTAGCGTTAGTTGGTGCTGTAAATAATACAAGTTATGTTTTTTCTGTCCCAGAAGATGTAACTGTTAATAGTCCTTTAGATGCTGGAGGCATAAGTGGAAATAATTCACCTAGAACAGCATCATTTTCTGGTTTAAATGTCTATCAAGGTACACTTTTAACTAAAAAGTTTACTGTAAATGGTAGTTCTGACCAAAGATTCGTTCTTGAGAACTCATTTGTCGATTTAGACACTCTCAGAGTTACTGTTAAGAAGTCTGGATCCTCTGCAGGACTAGCATTTTCAAGAATTGACAATATTATTGATGTAACTTCTGTGTCAAATGTGTATTTGGTACAAGAAGTTAAGAATGAGACCTATGAATTGCTCTTTGGAGATGGTCTTTTTGGTAAAAAACTTGAACTTGGCGATGAAATTAATATATCTTACATAGTAACAGATGGAAAAGAGGGGAATGAAGGAAAATTCTTCAGTTTCTCAGGAAATATTGTAGATGATGCTGGAAATTCTCTTTCAGCGACCAATTTAGTAACAATAACTGCTACTCAAACCGCTAGGAATGGGTCGGATATTGAACAAATTGACTCTATTCGGTATTTTGCCCCTAGAATGTATTCCGCACAGAACAGGGCGGTTACACCTAGGGATTATGAGGCTATTATACAGTCTGTTTATCCAAATACGGAGTCCGTTTCCGTAGTTGGTGGTGAGGAATTGGATCCACCTGAATTTGGAACGGTTGTTTTAAGTATAAAACCTAAAAATGGTACATTTCTATCTGACTTTACCAAGCAGAACATCCTAAATGATCTTAAACAGTATGCAATTGCAGGTATTAACCAAAGAATTGAAGATTTAAAGATTCTATATGTAGAATTAGACAGTTATGTCTACTACAATAACAGTATTATTGATGATAAAGACCAACTTAAAGCAGAAGTTACTACTTCTCTTACAGAGTATGGAAGATCTGCTAATTTGAATGCATTTGGAGGTAGATTTAAGTATTCTGAGAGTCAACGAATTGTTGATGAGACAGATCCTGCAATTACTTCCAATATTACACGAGTTACTATTCGTAGAGACCTAAAAGCACTCTTAAATCAGTCTGCTCAGTATGAATTATGCTTTGGTAACCAATTTAACATCAAAACTGGTGGTGGAACTATTAAATCTACTGGATTTAGCATTACCGATATTGATGGTGAGGTATATTTGACAGATATACCAAGAGGGGATGGTCGATATGGTGATATTGCCATATTTAAACCTGCTGCTTCTGCTGAAGATGATGCAGTTGTTGTTGTTAAGTCTGCAGGTACTGTAGATTATATAAAAGGTGAAATTATACTCAATACTGTTAATATCTCATCAACAGTTAAGACAAATGATGTAGTTGAAATACAAGCATACCCCGAATCTAATGATATTATCGGATTAAAGGACATCTACCTAAGTTTAGACATGTCAAATACTACGATAAATATCGTCAGAGACACTATATCTTCTGGTCAGCAAATCTCTGGCATTGGATATAAAGTCACCTCTAGTTACTCTAACGGATCGCTAATTAGACAGTAGAATGATCGAAACATATTCTCCCTTAAGTCCTAGGGTAAAAACTTATCAGGTCGTTAGCGAACTAATACCTGAATTTGCTAAATCAGAGAATCCTCTGTTTTCCAAATTCCTAGAGCAGTATTATATCTCTCAAGACTTCCAAGGTGGACCTGCAGATATTGCGGAGAATATTGATGCGTATATTAAGGTAGATAATTTAACTACTGATGTAATAAGAGGCACAACTACTCTTATTGGTGATATTTTATCAACAGATACTACTATCACTGTTGATAGTACTGATGGATATCCACAAAAACACGGTCTTTTTAAGATTGATAATGAGATTTGCGGATATACTGGTATAACCACTAATAGTTTTACTGGTGTTTGGCGTGGTTTTAGTGGAATTTCTACATTTACCAAACAAAATGATCCTTCTTCCCTAAATTGGGAACAAACCGTTGCAGAATCTCATACAACTGGTGCAAGTGTAGTTAATCTTAGTTCTTTATTCTTAAAAGAATTTTATAAGAATTTGAAAGCAATGTACACTCCAGGATTGGAGGGTGTAACGCTTTCACCTCAGTTGGATGTCAATAATTTCATAAAAGAAGCAAGAAGTTTATATGAAGCAAAAGGAACTCGTGCATCCTTTAAAATTCTATTCAAAGCACTGTTTGGAGTTGACCCAAAGATCAACGATCTTGAGAAATACCTAATTAAACCATCTTTTGCCAATTATTTGCGTAGAAGAACGGTTTCTGTGCAATTAATATCGGGTGATCCCTCGAAATTAGTTGGTCAGACTCTTTTTCAGGATAACGATCCAACAAACCCTCAATTTAACGAAGCTTCTGGTCCTATTTCCGAAGTATCCAATATTAGAGACGATTATTACAAACTTTCGCTATTTACTGGATTTGAAGAACGAGGTTTGACTGATGGTACTTTCATAGTACCTGGAAGAAGTAATAATATTGGAAAAATTGGAATTGGTGCGTCTGTTATTACTGTAGACTCTACAATTGGTTTTTCTAGCATTGGTAATATTAAAGTTGGTGAAATTGGAACATCATTTTACCAAACATTCACTTATGGATCTAAAAGTATCAATCAATTCTTTGATGTTACTCCTTCAGTAAGTATCGAAATTCCAAGTAATAGTACAGTATCTACTTTTAATGTTGTTCATGGTTTTGAGGACGGAGATTCTAACAAAAAGGTAGAAATGCGTCTAACTGGCGTACTTGCTGATTTTGTTACTAGTAGATCTCTCCGCAACCTTAAATCTACTTCAGATATTAAGGTTAAGAACTTAGGAAGGTATATTTCAAACCCTAACATCAATAAGACTTATGATGAGGTCTTTTTCAATAGTTGGATCTATAATACATCCTCTAGATACCAAATAGAAAATTGGGGTGGATCTAATTTCACTCTTGTTGGTAATATTGAGAAAAGTAGTCTTAAAACTGGTGATAGAATTGAAATTTTGCGTAGAAATAGTGAAGTTGTTGCTGCACCTTCTCTAATTGTTGCATCAGTCAACGCAAGTGCTAAATCTATCAGTTTAGATGGTACTATTCCTACTCTTGATACAAGTTTGGATTATGATATCCGAAGACTGCAAGATAAAGTAAAATCATCAATTGTACCAGTTAAAGGTGGACAAGATCAGTTATTAACTGATATTAATAATTCATATATTGTTGATGAGTCTAAATCTGAATCAGGAAAGAGGGAAGCGTATGTTGCTTCTAGTTCTCTTCCCAGTTATACTATTAAAGCAGATAGAATACATGCAGTTTTAAATAATCCTTCTCTTGGTGGGGGAAACTGGGCTGGATATAATAGCGTAGAGAACAAATATAGTATTATTTCTTTTGCAACTGATGTTCCATTTGAAACTGGAGATGAAGTAATATATGCTCCAGATCCAGGAACTGAGGTTATTGGTGGATTATCTTCACCAAGTTACTTTGTAGAAGTTCTAGGTAGTCCTAACCAGATCAAATTATACGCATCTCGCTCATTTATTAAAGCAAATCTACCAACATATTTTACTGCTCCTTCTTCAAGTACAGGTAGACATGACTTTATTCTTGCAACTCAAGGAACTAGAAATATCTTCCCTGCAAGACCAATAAAGAGGTTTATTCTAGAGCAACAACTTAAGAGTGGTAAAGAAGGTCAAACTACCTCTGAAGTTACCGTAGATGGCAATACTGCAATGCTTATTAATGGTATTGAGGTATTAAACTATAAAGGTGCTGATCAGATATTCTATGGACCTGTAGATAACTTAAATGTTATCAATAGTGGTATATTATATGATGTTCAAGCAGCTCCAAACATTACTATTACTGATAACAAGCTAACAGAAATACAAGAGTATTAC